CCATGTTTTGAAATTTTAAAAATTCCTGTATTAGATACAATTGATTTTGGTAAAATAAAATATGATGAAGTTGAACAATATGTTAAAGACAATAAATCCAAGTTTGGTATCCAAGGTTGTAACTTAACTGAAATTAATGCTGAAAAGGCAACAACAAAAGAAAAGTTTTTAAAGGCTTGTAAAGACGCATCTTTCTTAGGAACATTACAGGCTGGTTATACTGACTTCCCTTATTTAGGTGAAACAAGTAAAGCAATTTTTGAAAGAGAAGCTTTATTAGGTGTTAGTATTACAGGTTGGATGAATAACCCTAAATTATTTAATGCTGAATTATTAGAAGAAGGAGCACAAGCTGTAAAAGATGCTAATAAAGAATTAGCCGCGGTGATTGGAATTAACCAAGCGGCAAGAACTACTTGTGTTAAACCTTCAGGTAATGCTTCAGTTGTTTTAGGAACTGCTTCAGGTATTCACCCTGAACATTCTGAAAAGTATTTCCGTATCATGCAGTTGAATAAAGAAAGTAATACAGCAAAATGGTTAGAAGAAAACATGTCGTTCTTATTAGAAGAAAGTGTATGGTCTTCAACTAAATCAGATTACGTTGTATTCGTTCCTGTTGAAAATCCAAAAATCGGATTATTCAAAAAAGATATGAAAGGAATTAAACACCTTGAATTAATTAAATTGGTTCAACAACATTGGGTAAATGCGGGAACTAATCCTGAGTTATGTGCTTACATGCCCGTTAACCATAATACATCTTGTACCGTTATCATTGATGATAAAGACGCAATTGTTGATTATATTTGGGAACAAAGAGACTTTTTCACTGCGGTTAGTTTCATGTCAGATTACGGAGATAAAGATTTTAACCAAGCTCCATTTACATCGGTATTAAATCTTAATGAATTAGTTGAAACTTATGGTAAAGGTTCTGTGTTAGCTTCAGGTTTAATTATTGACGGTTTACATTACTTTAATCAAAACTTATGGTTAGCTTGTGATACTTTAATGGATAGAACTATACCATTAACAGGTACAAGAGAACAAGTAATATTAAAAGAATATTGGTTATCAAGAGCGAAGAAGTTTGCTAAAAACTACTTTAAAGGAGATATGAAGAAAATGGTTTATTGTCTGAAAGACGTTCACTTATTCTATAAGTGGGAAACTATTACTCGCCAATTCAAAGAAGTTGATTTTGGTACCATTTTAAATAAACCACAATACAAGAACATTTCCGATTATGCGGCACAAGCTTGTAGTGGGGCACAATGTGATGTAACGAGTATCTAATGGTAGAAGGAGAAGATTATTATATAGATGAGGAGTCAGGGCTTATGGTCCTGACTTCTTTGTTTTTACAAAAACGAGGGTATTGTTGTTCCAATGGTTGTTCAAATTGTCCATATGACCCACCACATATTATAAAAGGGAATTCAAAAATAAAAGAGGATACATAACCATTTTCGTATTGTTTATATTTATACAATATGGCAGCAACATACGGAATAGATTTTCCATTTAGAGACAGTTTAGAGGGTAAATTTCTTAAAATGACTGGTAGCCCCGAAGTTGAGATTAGAGCAAACCTAATCCACCTTTTATTAACTAAAAGAGGTAGTAGATATTTTTTACCTGATTTTGGCACTAGACTTTATCAATATATTTTTGACCAAAATGACATGGTTACCTTTAATTTAATTGAAGACGAAATCAGAGAATCTGTAAAAAAATATATTCCAAATTTACAAATTAATAGTATTGACGTTATGTCTGCTGAAGACGACCCCGAAGAAATTAGAACCTTCCAACAAAACGAAGACGAAAGACTTTTTAGGGTTAGTGATTCTACAAGTAAACCATATACTGCCGTAGTAAAAATAAGTTATACTGTTGATAATGGAGCATTTTCATCATCAGATTTTATAATATTAAACATTTAAGATGAGTAAACAAATATCATACGCAACAAGAGATTTTGCTAGTTTAAGACAGGAGTTAGTTAATTTAACTTCACAATATTATCCTGATTTGGTTAAAAATACCAATGACGCTTCTATATTTTCAGTAATGTTAGATTTAAACGCAGCGGTTGCGGATAACTTACATTTTCATATTGATAGAGTTTGGCAAGAAACTATGTTGGACTTTGCCCAACAAAGGCAATCACTATTTCACATAGCAAAAACATATGGTATTAAAATACCAGGTAATAGACCTTCAGTTGCGTTAGCGGACTTTTCAATTAACGTACCTGTTAGGGGAGATAAAGAAGATGAAAGATACTTGGGGATTTTAAGATTGGGAGCTCAAGTTTCAGGAGGAGGACAAAGTTTTGAAACTATTAGTGACATTGATTTTTCAAATCCCTTTAATGATAGAGGTGAACCAAACAGACTTAAAATACCAAATTTCGATACTAACAATACTTTAATATCATACACTATTACTAAAAGAGAACCTATCGTAAATGGGGTTACAAGAGTATATAAAAGAGTTATTAGTGAATTAGATCAAAAGCCTTTTCTTAAATTATATTTACCTGAACAAAACGTTTTAGGTGTTGTTTCGGCAATACATAAAGATGGTACAAGTTTCAATAGTAATCCAACATCATCTGAATTTGCTTCAACTACAAATAAGTGGTATGAAGTTGATTCTTTAATACAAAATAAAGTATTCGTTCCAGACCCAACGGCAGTTTCCGATAAAGATAATTTTAAGGCGGGAAATTATATTACAGTTAATAATAAATTTTATAGTGAGATTACTCCTGAAGGATATTATAGTGTTACATTCGGTTCAGGTACAGTTGACCCATTAGATAATTTAGATAACTACATGACAGGTGAGTTAAAAGTTAATTTAGCTACTTATTTGAATAATATGTCATTGGGTGCGGTCCCAAAAGCAGGTACTACCTTATTTGTTAAATATAGAATTGGAGGTGGTAAAAATTCAAATCTTGGGGTTGGAGTGATAACAAGTGTTGATAGTATTGAATTTAATGTAAATGGACCTAATAGTGTCTATAATTCACAAGTTTCAGATTCATTAAGAGTTAACAATGTGACACCGGCAGTTGGTGGAGCGGATCAACCTACAATTGAAGAAATTAGAAACATGGTTTCTTATAACTTTGCATCACAAAATAGAGCGGTTACTTTAAATGATTATAAATCTTTAGTTGAAAATATGCCGTCCACATATGGTGCTCCAGCTAAAGTGAATGTGATGGAAGTGGATAATAAAGTTAGAATTAAATTATTATCATATGATCAATACGGCAGTTTAACTGACACCGTTTCTAATACATTGAAAAACAATATTTTAAACTATCTTTCTGAATATAGAATGATTAACGACTACATTGATATCCAAAGTGGTGAAGTTATTGACCTATCGTTACAAATTGATTTACATATTGATAAAAATGTCAACCCAACTGATATTATTAGAACAGTAATTAATGGAACAACCGACTTTTTTGCTGTAGAGAAAAGAAAAATGGGAGACCCGTTATTTGTTGGAGATTTATCAAAAACAATAGGTAATGTGGCGGGTGTTGTTAACGTAATTGATATTCGTGTTTACAATCAAATAGGTGGACAGTATTCCAATTCTCAAGCGGCACAATCTTATAAGGATAATACAACAAAAGAAATTTTACAATCTGATATGACAGTATTCATGAAATCAAATCAAATATTCCAAATTAGATTCCCAAATGTAGATATTATGGTAAGAACTAAAACTCTCGGTACCACTACATACTAAAATGTTTTTTCCTTATAATAATAGAAAATCAGTTAGTTTCTATTTATTATAAGAATGATGCAATCACATAGAATTTCAACAAATATCGGAAAAGACCAATTGGTCACGGTTGAATTAAAACAAGATTACGATTTACTCGAAATTTTGTCATTAAAATTCAGCCAACAAGATGTCTATACGTCTTTGTGCTCCGATTATGGGGTGGTTTGCGGTCGTATTTCGGTAAATAATGGATTAGGTATACCAAATGCTAGAGTCTCCATTTTTGTCCCTTTAAAGGACGTTCACGCTAACGACCCTATTATATCTGCTTTATATCCATATACATCTATTTCCACCAAAGATAATAATAACTATAGGTATAATTTATTACCGGCAAGACAACAACATGGCGGACACACACCAACAGGAACATTTCCAGACCAAGAAGATATATTAACAAGGGAAGAGGTTTTAGAAGTATATGAAAATTATTATTCATATACAGTTAAAACTAATAGTGCAGGTGATTTTATGATTTGGGGGGTTCCATTAGGTCAACAAACAATTCACGTAGATGTTGATTTATCGGATATTGGATGTTTTTCTTTAAGACCTTATGATTTTATTAGACAAGGTAAAGGAGTGGATAATTTCAAAAATAAATATTCGTTTAAATCATCAGAAGATTTAGATTCATTACCACAAATAGTTTCATTTGATAAAAATATTGAAGTTTATCCATTTTGGGGTAATGTGGATATATGTGATATTGGAATAACAAGAACCGATTTTGATTTATCAGAAAGAGGAATAAAAATACAACCTAAAGCATTTTTAATGGGTGGTATTTTTACTGATACAGCTAAAAATGCGGTTAACAAAAATTGTACTCCTCGTCAAAAAATGGGACGCAAATGTGACATGACAACAAAATCGGCAAAGATTGAAGCGTTACGATATACCTCACAAAAAGATACTAATCATCGCCCAATAATTGAATCTGTTGATTTACATGAAGATGTACCAGACGATGGTTCATTTGTATTTCCTTTGGACATGAACATGGATTACTTATTTACTAATGAATTTGGAGAAAATGAAATTACAAATGACCCAAATAAAGGAGTGCCAACATCAGCATGTTACAGACTAAGAATAAACATGAATGATAATGGTTTAGATAGGACAAGAGCAAACGCCGATTATTTAATTCCAAATATTAGAGAATATTCAAATGATGTTGATAAATCATTCGCT